AAAATGATTTTTCGTGCCTGGGTGGCGGAACTGGTAGACGCAAGGGACTTAAAATCCCTCGGTCCTCGAGGCTGTGCGGGTTCGATTCCCGCCCCAGGCACCAAAAGTAAATTCAATAACTTATATTGTCATAGTTGAAGTAAAATATTAATCGATATCTTTTTGTTTTAATCCCAAAGCAGTTATTTAGTCCCCATGTAATTTAACTTTGGGTTTGAGACTATTTAACTTTGGGTTTGAGACTAAAGTTGATAACCTGTTGATAACCAAAAAGAGACGATAAAACGCAAAAAACCCTTCGCTTTTGTTAACAACCCAAAAACGCCGGGATTTTAAGAAAATTTATTTATACTTCGGTAGCGCTATACCCTCGTGATACCTCTTATAGACCCCATTTCTCGGTCATTGTCATCTATAAAGAGTTAAGACAAAGAAATTAAATAAAATACGTATACATGGTTTAATTAAACATCATAACCTTTGAGCCATACCATTAACTGGGGGAGCCAGGGGAGAGGAGAAGCCGCATGGCCGCACGGCTTTAAGCGCCTGGCCCCCCCGAGTTATGATCTTTAAGTAAACCATATAGTTGACAAACATCTATCTGTTGATAAATCCTTAATTCCAGACCGTGGCGGCCTGTGCCCGATCACAGAAGCCGCCCGGTCTGGATGCCCTGAAGGAGAACCAAGGGCACTCTGGACTCTATTCCACAACGGCTTTATATCCGCTGCGATAATCCGCCAGGACTCCACCGTATTCATGGCGGAGCTTATATCCAAGCCGATCCGAAACGAAGAGCATGTTACTGAGCGGCTTGGGACCAACCTCCTGTATGATTTCAGGCACTTCCTGCCCGTTAAGATATGACATTTCAACGATTGGCACATCTTCACGGTTGCGGATCAAGCCCCAATCGTTAGCAGCGGTCATGAAAGGACATGTGATAATTCTTTCATTTTTTTCACCGAACAACTTATGGCAGGCATTTGAAACTTTTGTAGTTAAATCAGCGTCCGTATAATACGAATCTTGCTGATTTTTTCGCGTGGCGAGATCCCAATTATCAATAGGGACAACCAAGTGCCAATCAAATGATTGCAAATCTAAGCCGATCTTTTCGCTAGACAGGCCAGGCTCCGTCATATTTGCCAATGCCGTGATAGCAACAATCATATCAGGAATATCAAGGGCATTTGCACCAAGGTTTCCATGTTCAACCGTAAACCATGCTGTTCCGTCAGGGCAAAGGGCGTTGGATATGAAGAAATTCCAGACGTATTTAGCATGTGCAAGCCTTGCAGACCTGGCCATTCTCTTCACAATGGACTTTATGATTTCGATTGAATCATTAATGAAAAGCCGCCTGGTCACCCACGTAATACCTCCCTTTTGCCCGATCCTGTATTGAGCTTCCGTGTCAGTGAGTGGGGGGGTTTCCTGGTAATCTCCTGTTTCCGGGTCAACTGAAGCCAACTCGCCGAAATATCCGATTTGAACGGATTTTATTAGCTTGAAATCTTTAACGTTCTTCTTTTCCGATATCAGGATTTCTTCATGATAAGGAAATTCCTTATACGCTTTAGACAAGTAAACATTCATGGCGTCTTGCAGGGCATACGAAAAGGTAGCGGAGTTGAAATCCTGACATGATCGAAGATCAGGTGAAATATTTGCCGGACGGAAGGTGCCGGTAATGTCGCTGTCGCCTGTCATGAGGATATAGGCTTGCCTCAGACCTGAAAAGGCCCTCACGCCCCCGGAGTTATATTCAGGGACAAACAGTTTTTTTAAAGCTGCCTGACATTTCTCCAAGGTATTAGGGCCGACGTGAATGTGTTCATGGGGTGATTTCGTTTCAAGAATCCCCAATGTGGCGTCGTATCTCATTGTTTTCATGTCCACTCTCTCCTCTCTTTTTTTTACGGTCTTCCTAGACCTTTTTCAGTTCATCAATGCTTATCCGGCAGCTGAATTTGTCTGACCAATACATTTCCTTCTTCGGTAGAAATCCTGATATCTGTTCATACGTGAGCTTAAATTTTGCCGGTTCTCCTTTCTTGTGAATCACCTTCTTTCCGCCGTTTGTCAGTATCACCATAGCGTCTCTGACTGGATCGAAGCGAGCGGCGAAAACCCATTGAGGCGGAATTTCGTAAACTTTCAGGGCTTCTTCATACAAAGATTTTTCTTCACCTTTCATATTATGGCTCCCGGGCGAAATCTTCATTTTCTCTTTCATTTTGTAATCCTCCCGAATCTAATCAGATAAAAAGGGAGGTTTCGCGGTGATCCGCGTTAACCTCCCTCTCGGTTACCCTCATTTAAGCTTGCCCTGGTAGACCGGGGAGGGGGCCCGGCTTTTCGGCGGCCAACCTATCCAGGGCATTGATTTTTAGCCGCCGGACATGGCGTCCTTGATAGTGACCTCGTCGGCGGCATTTTTGTCGTGGTTAAAAAAGATTACGGCGCTGTCTTGTACTGCATTATTTATCAAATCGGCATAGTCGGCAACAATCCTTCCGAGGGTTTCACCATAAATTTGAAGAGTCTCGGTTGTAGTTCCATTATTATCATGCCATGACAGCGCACTCCATACCTCACCCAGGGCCTTTAATTTTTCTGACCAATCGATTAAATTATCAATCAGGCCGTTGCTCGCAAAGGGGCACTGCCGTTTCTCGTTACTATTTTCCATTTTTCCCTTACCTCCTCTGTCTGTAAGTATACTTATTCTGTCTATTTTCGACCGGCAATTCCGGCCGTGCTTTTTCTTTTGTATTCCAGGGCCGCCACCACTTTATGAAGCTGCGTCGGGTTACACCAGGAAACGGAGTCAATCTTAAACATGTGCCGGGCTATCCCGTCAGCATATTTCCAGCGCAGGTTCATTGAGTTAAGCTGTGCGGCTATTTTTTTGAGCATTGGAGCCTTGTCCCAAACGGCTGTTGTTTGAACAAAGTTTTTTTTCTTGCTGGTCGGGTGAAAACCTTCGGCCTTGAAGTTTTTCATAAGTTTATCAAATTGATAAAATGTCAGATTTTTTGAAGTAGTAACACCGACAGCGTTCAGGGCTGCTCGATATTCCGTTTCCGCCATGCCGAGTTGTGCCTTTGCAATATGAATAATGGCTTTTTCCCGGTTTCCGATTTTTCTGTTAACGGTACTCATGCCTTTCCTTTACAATCGTCCGTCAGTCTCAAGCCGCAAAAAGGACAAATAGCCGGAGGAATCGGCCCCGTATCCTGTGCAAGGCGGTATCTCTGAAAAATGCCGGGGTGACCGCTGCCAGATGGACCCACTTTATAGATGATCCCGTGCCGTTCCAGCTTAGCAATGAGCTTCTTTGCGTTTGATCTTCTTGCCCCCGGAACTGTAATCAATAGATCCGGAAGAGAAAAACCCCGTGCTTTGAGGCGCATTGTCTGCCACATCTTTTGTCTTTCTGTCCTTTTAAGAACAGGATGAGGCTGCCCCTTTTTCCCGGCCATTGCTTTACAGCCCTCTTCTTTTCCTGAAATTCGGTTGGTCAAAGAAAAGCGGCCGGTCCTTCCAGTCTGACAGGGAAATTATTTCCACGCCTGATGCAAGACCAACACGTTCGATCCGAGATAACCCTACAACAATTCGGCCGATATTTGCCTTAGCTTCTTTGTGAAGATGTTCAACCAGGTCGTCTGATACGTGAACCTCGCAAAGCGTATCAGCCACAACACGCGCATCTTCAAAGTCAATGCCTTTAAATTCCACCCATGACGTGATCCGCCTGGCCAGCCTTCCGTTTTCTTGAATGCGCCTGGCAATATGCTCCATGCCGATCAGCACAATAGGCGTGCCGGTCTGGTCGTAAATATCCCGGAGAACATCAAGCATGTCCCTTGAATTAAAAAGATAATCAGCCTCATCAACAAAGATGATCCGTTGTTCTTTGTCCTCCATGAGGCGCTTTTCAATCCAATTTTCCATGACTGACCGACGCCTAGCAGGAATGCCATTGAGTTCCGTGACTATGCTTTCAAGAAGGCTTGTCATGGTCCAGCTACGCCGAGCCCGAATGCAGATCCCGTTCATTTGATTGGCGGCATGAGCCACAACAGTGCTTTTACCTTCACCTGGTTCACCCCAAAGGATGCCCATTCCCTCCACCCCGCAAGGCCGGTTCAGCAAGTCTCCCATCACTGCGTAAAAATTCCGAACATTCTTTGTTTTTGCCAGTTCGTATTTCATAACCCCCTCGCCATTTCCGCTTCACCCGTAAGGGCGTCAATGCTTATGCTGCTTGAAAAAGGCTTTCTCATTCCACTATCCTGCCAATCTTCATATTCCCTTTTCCATTGCTTCTGCATGGCCGTGACGGTTTTTTCCTTTGATCGGTCAAGAATCCAGGTATAAATTTCGAAGTTTTCAACCAGCATTTGTTTTTCCCGGCGCTTTTCTTGAAGATTTACAACCCTTTCTTGTTCTTTTTCATAAGCGATCGCTTCCGGGGGAAGAGAGAGAGGCCCGGCCAGGGCTTCCTTGTTAACGATGCCGTCCCTCTGATCTGCTGCAATAGCGGCTTCTTCAATGGCTGGCGTGGTATATGTTTCAGCTTTTTGTGGAAATTCTTTGAGATTTTGGATTTGGGATTCCCGGTAAGACAATATCTGCTCAGGCACTATTTCAATGCGTTGTTCTTTCACAAGCTTTTTAAACTCTTTGCGTTTTTCGGATATAAGCTTTTTCTGAGCATTTCTTAAATAACAGGCTTCGTCCCGAGCACTGATCCCAAACCAATCAGGACATGTAGCAACGCAAAGGAAGGCTCCGCTTTCTTCAAAGATATAAACCCTGCCTAAGTCGGCGTAATCAAGGAAGACCTGAACACGACGACCTTCATGACCCGCCATAGCCGTGCTGAAATAGGCTCTGTGATCCACTTTTACGCCCTTCTTACCAATAATCCGCCATCCTCCATCCTTTGCGGCAGGGCAAAGAAGCACGTCTAAAGCCCGTTCGTCTTCAATTTTTCTAACAGGTTCAAGCCACGATCTGCTGACGTCGGCAGGGGTCTTGCCGTTAAGACCGCTGTGAGGCGTTTGCATATAGACCGCCTCAATCCAGCGATCACATATTTTTTGAAACTCTCGTGACGTAAGTTTGATTTCCACAACAGCATCTTTTTTCATGAGGCGTTGTGCAAAGCTTTTTCGAGCCTCGATGCTTTTTCGCTCTGCGACGTTGTGGCCTATGAATCCAGGGAGAAGTTCAACAATTCCATGTGAAAAGGTATGAATGAAGCGTTCTACGTGGGGTTTGGCTTCCGGTGTAAATGGGGGACAAAGCTCTTGCTTAATGTCCAGGGCTTCCAGGACGCGTTCGATGTAGTATGAGGCAAAATCCTTGCCGTTGTCTGATCGAATGATTTCTGGCACTCCCCAATCGATAAGGCACCGACGCAAAAGCGTTCCAATGGCCTGTGCTTTTGATGTCGGAGTAACAAGGATTTTTGCCTTTCGTGAAAAGACATCAATGTTGGCTATGATTGAATGACGGCCATCGGAAAGCATCACATCTGCCGGTGTAGCATCATCCTCCCATAGTTGGTTCAAACGGGTAATGTTCTCAGAAGCATTCCCGACAGCAAATTGATATTTTGATTTCCAGGCATCCGGATTTTTTATGGATAAAAGGAAACTCTCGTTATCACTTTGATATTTTTTAACAAAGCGTCTAATGACAGAAGAAGCTGGAACAGCAATACCTTGCGGAACAAATCGCGCTTCAAGGGCAGCGGCTATTGTGGGTACCAGGGCTTCCGGATGCTTGACGATGAAGGCCGTAATAAATTCGCATTGGGATTCTGTTAATT